AAACACCATTTTCAAAGTAAACCTCACCATAATATGCACGACCTTGAACATATCCAGTCTGTTTGAGTCCTGCTAGATCAGTAATCTGAATCAGATTTTCTGGATCAGCATCTAATGGATCAACTACAAGTCTTGTCACAGGAGTTATTTTAGCATTGGTTCCTGTAGTGGTGTTTATGGTAAAATCAGGAGTTCTAGTGATAGGTATTCCAGTTCCAGAATCTCTACCATCTGTACTAATACCAATACTTGTTATCTTTCCAAAGTCCCCAACTGAAATTTTAGCAGGGAATGAAGTGGTTCCAGTAGAGATATTAACAGTATCTCCAGATGTGTATCCAATTCCAGGTACGGTAATGTCACCGCCAGTAAGTTCAACAATTATATTTACAGAATCACCAGAATCGGAATCACCAGATGTAAATCCATTTCCTGGTTCTTCCACAGTAATACCAGTAACAATTCCAACACCACCAGAATCTTTTGGACAGGGAGGTGCAAGCAACACAGCACTTATACCAACAGGATTAGTTAGCCAGGATCTTCTATCTGCATCAAGAATAAAATCTTTAAATTTAATCTTCATACCAAAGTATGTTGGATTTTTACGGAAAGTATTATTAAAATCAAAATTTGTCAACACAACTTTAACACTACGCTTTCCTTTCTCAATTCTTGTCTTTCTCAAGACAGGATTATCTGCATTGGCTTGGATATCTTGCAAAAGCGTTGTGGTAATTTTTTTGTAAGTTATATTATTTGAACTACTTTCTTCATTACTTACAAATACATCAATAACATCATCAACCTCAAGGAGAAAATCATAGTTTCCCGAGATTGGGAAATCTACATTATCCCATATCATTTCCCAAGTTCTACCGTTTAATAGTTCACCACCTTGGTCTTCTCCAAGTGGAAAGAATGGTGATATTAATCTGCCAAGTTTTCCTCTTTTATATGAAGCAAGTTCTGGTCCTCTATAATTCACACCATTTAATTCAGTAATAGTTGTTGCTTTTTCTTCATTAGCATCAACTCTAAATGTAAGGTCCCAAGTGTTTCTCTTTTGAGTCCCTTGACCCGATGTTCCCTTTACATTTTTCCTCTTATTAGATGGAGTAAAGATACCTCTACTACATCTAATCTGCATATCATCATTATCATTTGCAGACCCGATGATGTCTGCAAAAATAATTTGACCAGGTATGTTGCTCTCAGTTCCTTTCTTTCCTCTACCAAAGACTTTTGATGTGCCTTGCTCTGGAACTAGATTGATTTCTTTTGTTGATGTTATCACTTGTGCTGGTGCATTTGGCACTTGTATAGGTGCATCACCAAATCTAAACTTTGCTTTACCAATATTTTGTGGTTGACCATTCTCTCCACCATTTACAAGATCAAAGAATGTTCCATCGGATGTAGTTATAATAGCGTCTTTATGATCATTGTCACTATTATCATTACACTCAATTTTTTTCCCATCATTTCTTAATCTTAAGAATGCTTTGTTTTCTGTTACAAATTCTACTTCATATACTTTTCCTACTTCTACTATGGCAGTAGCTGTCTCAGGATCAAAGGGACCTTTGCTCCCTGAAGGTTTAGCAGAATCAATATTAAGTGCAGGTATTCTTATTCTATTACCATCTCTCGCATCATCATGACTAAATCTGAATAAAATATTTTTTGTAGAAGATGCACCAGCTGCAGAACTAAGGTTTGAGTTACCAACTCTGAGTGTTTTGGTTTCTTCACCATATTCCTTTCTCTCTTTTGTCCATGTTACACCAGCGATTGATATTGATCGAACAGCTTCACCAGCATAACCTGGGTTATCATCATATTTTATTTTAATAGGGACATCTCCCTCTCCTTTGACAATAAGTTTTCTACCATTATCAGAAAATTTAGCGGTCACCCCTGAAGAAGGTGTTAAGATTTCAAAATTAACATTAGCACCACTGCCTACTCCATCTTTAAGTTCTATCTTTTTACCATTATCAACAACTCTAATGGGATCATTTGACGGATTTAATTCAAAATATTCAATATTAAATTCATTTTCCTTATTTGGTGTTTTTATAGTTTTGGAGAAAGTTCCAGTGGCAATCGCAGTGACATTATAATCTGTGTTACGCTTAACTCTTTTTCTAATTGTCTCTACTGCCGTGCTAGTAGCAACATTATCAATTATAAATGTATCATTACCACCCTTTTCTTTAAAGACAAATTTCAATCCCATGTTTCGTTTTGATCCTTGCCCATAAACATCAAAGTTAACATCAATTCTATTTGGTGCATCTTTTGCTTTAGTTGCCCAGTCTGCACTATTGAAACATTTTCTTTCGACAAGCACTGAGCGTTTTTTCTCTCCATTAGTTACAGTTAAACCAAGTGTTACCCTTCCTTTTTTTAAGAAAACTTTATGATCTGTTAAATCTTTCTTTTCTGTGGCAAATCCATTCAACTTTTCAATAAAATGTGTTCCAATAGATACTGTTGCAAAATTATCTACAGCTCCTTTAAAATTGTAAAATCCATCATATGGAATATCTAAGTCCCACTTAGTTTCCCAAGTTTCTCCTGATCTACCACTAAAAGGAGTTCCTAAAGGAAGAATTGGAGATAGTGCATAGGAGTTCATAAATCTACTCCAAGTTCTCCTTCCATCAGCAGCGCGATGATTTACAGGTATCCACCTATCTTCATTAGCAGCCTGATTAAATCTAGTTGTCCATATAGGATTCTTGGGACACTGAGCTTCTTCTTGAGTAATATTTTCAGTAGAATCAGTAGGAATTGGTGGTAACGGTGCATGAATCGTCAATGCAGCACCATATGGATTTTGATACCAAGTTTTATTAACAATAATTTCTTCTTCTACTTCTGCAAAGACAGTATCGATATTAATGGCAAGTCCCATTGGGTTACCGTCATTGATTGGTCTACCAGGAATCTGTTGCAAGTATGCTGTAATAGTATAGTTTCCTTCGGGTATGTTCTCAATATATTCACTCTTACCAGTTGATCTACTACTATTACCTACAAAACCTTTCTTGTAGATATTAACTAAATTTCCACTCTTCTTTGTACCAATTTCAATTCTAACATTATCATCAACCATAACACCAATTTTATAATTTCCAGTTACTGGGAATCTAACATTGTTCCATTTAATAATATGAGTTCCTGCATAATCATTAGTATCTCCTTTGTATACTGGTGATGGTATTTTATTTGCAGTGCCATTAGGAAGAGGTCCAAGATCAATCTTTTCTTCTATAGCATTAATATACTTAATTTTTAATGCACCATTTTCATCAAATCCATTTCGAGCATTATCATCGAAGAAGACTTTAGTTCTATCGACAGTTTTAAATCCAGAGGTACTAGAACCACCAATTATTTTAATTTCATATTCTTTTCCTGCAGTAAATACACCTTCTCCCTTAATCGTTTCTTCTTCTCTTCCAACTAATCTACCATTATTTTCTTTAATGTCTCTCTTTAAATTAACACTTGAACCGTCTGCATTAATTCTTACCTCTCGTGCAAATACGCCAGAAGTTCTAAGGTTATCATCAACTTTTAATTGGAATCCAATCTTTACCTTTCCAGACCCAGTGACTTTTAATTTAAGATTTTTTCCATCCTGTTCAAAATTTGCTTTTGGTTTTCTTGGTTTCTCAGGTTTTGGTTTTGTAATTTTTGGAAAGTTTTTATCAAGTTCTAATGGGTTAAAAGGAGTAACCGCATTTTGAGTAAAGAAAGATTTTGTTTCATCTGCACAAGGATATACTTTATATAATTTTCTATTTGCTTTATCAATGTAATCATTAGTGTTAAATACACTTACCTCTTCAAGATCAATATCCGTAGAGAATCCGTTTTTTCTCAGTTGACGATTAATTGAATCGAAACGTGGATCGTTTGGAGAATCAATATCAAGCCTGTAAACTAAATCCCAAGTACCTCTTGTTTGAGTCCCTTGACCCGATGTTCCTTTTACTTTTCTTTTATTTGATGGAATAAAAGTTCCATCTCCACATCTAATCTGTATATCATCATTATCATTTGCAGATCCAATAATATCTGCAAACATTACGTTAGATACATTACCGCCTTTTTCAATACCCTTTCCACCTCTTCCAAAGTTTTTAGATTTTAAAGTTCCTTGTTCTGGAATTAAATCTACTTCTGTTTTTTTCGTTCTTTTATTAGTAAGATTTCCAATATTAACTTCTTTGGTGACACTTCCTTCCTTACCTGTTTGATTCCAAGTAGTATCGCCAATTTTAATTGATTTTAAAACCGATCCTGAAGTACTAGGGTTATCATCCCAATCATAATTTATAGAAATATTTCCATCAACCTTTCCTTTTACAATCAATTTATTTCCATCAGGAGAGAAAGATGCTTTTAATCCAGGTGATTCTGAAATAATTTTTAACTTAGCGTTTCTATCAAAACCGTTACCAGCATTATCATCATATTCTATACTTCTATTGTTATTGCTAACTTTCAATCCAAATTGTTTAGCATCTGCATACTCATATTCAATATTATATTCTTTCTTAGAAGATATAACATCTTTTTCCTTTACCTCAAATCCACCTGCTGTGGACACTGTTTCCACTTTATAATTAACGTTTGGAAGAATTTTTACAGTTTTTGTATAGTTGTAGTTTCCACGAACAAATTCTTTTTTAGGCCTGATGGTAAATGTATCTGACCCATTTAATGCAGTGAAGATAACTTTAAGTGCAGTGTTTTTATTAGAACCTTGCCCATAAACTTCAAAGTCAACAGGTATTCTACCATTAGATCTATTTCCCTTGGCAGTAATCTCTCTCTTTATAGTTTTTTTAAAAGTCGTATTAATCAAATCAATTTTGATTTGATGAAGACCTTCTTCAATAAACATCTTATGTATCTTTGGAGCAAAGTTTTGATTAGTTCCCTTATGACCAGGAAGGACCATTACTTTTTCGCCGTCAATATATACATTTGCTTTATCATCACAAATTCCTCTGAAGGTATATTGTCCATCATAAGGAAATTGCTCATTCCAAATCATAGTATATAAATTGCCATGCATGTCACTACCTTCTTTATGAGAAGGTAATGTAGGACATATGGCATGATTATTCATAAAACTTGGTAAAATTGTACGTGTTACATTAGTAGCACCAGGTACGTTCACCCTATATGTTAAATCAAAAGTTGCTCTTTTAAATCTATTTGGTTGTCCTTTAAATTTTTCTTTTTGAGACTCTGAAGCTTGCACTTCTACAATTTTTCTATTAGATGCTTTAAATCTTCCTCTCTTTGCAGTGATTTGAACATCATCGTTATCATTTAGAGAACCAATAATATCTCCAAAAATAGTTCGACTACGTTTTTCTTCTTGAAATTGTCTATTTTCTTTTGCATTTTTACCTGCCTTCCTTAGAAGACCTTGTTCGACCAATTCACTTTTAGCACCTCTATCTTTAATAACAGAAGCAGTTACATCATAAGTGGTATTTGCCTTTACTTTAATTACATCAACTCTTGTTTTTTCATTTCTTGCTTCATGAGTAACACCCTTTACTCTAAACTTATGAGATCCATCCTGAGCAACAAAATCGTAAAAAATAGATCTATTTCCTCTACTTCCCTGTCCATATACCTCAAACTCAACACTTACCATGTCCTTTGAGATATTTTTTTCACCACCCCATGCAGGATGCTCGACAGGGAAAAGAATATTTATTGCTTTCTTTGAAACTTTTTCTGTGCCTCCTCCCACAACCTTTGCAGGTTCTTCGATTCTGGTTGTCCACCAAGGTTTATTGGGATCAAATCCCTTTAAAAAATCTAGATATTTTCTAAGTTCCTGTTCAAATCCAGTTCTTTCAGTTACACTAAGAACTTTTCTGGGATCCCAATCACCAATTACGGTATTTGAACTAAGAGAATATGATTGTCCGAAAGGCACAACCAATGGATCAAAACCTAATGGAGGCAAGTTAAAATCATAATTTTCAAAATCAGATTCTTGATCAAACTCTATGGGTTGATTACTAGTTACTACTTGTCTACCGATAAAAGACTTAGCGGTTGTCCCAGCACCTCGTTGATTTGGATCAAAAATTTTAACTCTGGGAGGAACTCTGTATCCAAATCCACCATGAACTAATCTACAATGAATAATAGATCCATCATCTCCAACAATTGCTTTTGCTACAGCACCGACTCCACCACCACCTTCAATTATAACTATAGGATTTTCTTTTACTTCTTCCTCATCAGAAATGGTTCCAGAACTTGGCTCTGGAACAAATGCAAGATCACCCTCTCCAGGTTTATTTGACAGTTCTGTTCCATCTGGACTGGTAATTAAACCCTTGACTGTATTGCAACCTGTATAATTTCCTTCAGAATCTTTAAGTTCATATGGTCCTTTTCTTGGTCTTATATTTTGATTCGTTAATTTGTTAACGGTATTAATATTAATATAAGCTACTCTATCCCTATTCTTATGGATGAATTGAGTTCCAGGATTTACCTCAGCATACTTATTGGCTTGATAAACTGTTAATCCATCAATATATCCTTTTACAGGATCAATGTATCCCACACGAACATCTTGATTCTGCTTATTTAAGTCAGAACCAGTGCTAAAAGCGTCGTACTTAGTATTTGTATCAGGACGTTTTGCAGGCATATTGCGATTATTACTGCGGTCTCATTAATTAGTATTTAGTGCATGATAAAAGATTCTTTCTCTTCCTGAGTCATTGGTTTATAACTTCCATCTTCATTTACGTTTGTATATTCATCAAGGTCACTTGCAATTGCTTGATCGGGAGCAGGTTGTGCAAATGGTTCTGGTGGTGATGCATTTGGAATAAGGTCTATTCTATCTTGTGCAGATTCTGCTACTGAGAAATCTAATCCACCAATACTTGGAGTTTGGAAATCTGCTCCAGAAGAACCACCAGTTCCAAGTTGATGAAAGTCTGCAAGTGCTTGCTTTGGTTTTAACTCACCAGAAAATACATTAGTCACAACATTAGCAAAACTGAGAGCAGAACCAAGACTACTAGAGATATCTGGAATACTCCCTATTCCGCCAGCAATCCCACCAGAAACTTCTCCAGCAGTTGCGGCAAAATCACCAACACTAGATAGACCATCAAGCGCACCCATTATAGCATCTGCACCTGCATTTAATCCAGCAGATACTGAATTAATTTCGTCTTGCTTTCCACCAATATAATCATTTAAACTTTTAACAATGTTTGTATTTGCATCAGTAATTTTACCTTTATCCTTTGATAGCATAGTTGAAGCAATGCTTTCAGCAACACAAACAGGTGTTTTTGGTTTTGTTTTAAATTGTCCAGATGCACTGTTAGCATTTGCTCTTGCTTCTGCTGCTCTCTTTTGAGGTTGTATTGAGTCTGTTAATGCTGTTTCTAGTTGATCGGTGAGACCGCCAATCATACCATTGTAAACACCCAAAAGTTTTTCATTCAAAACTTCTTTTAAGTCTCCCATTTCATGTCTGATATTGGTAGGCATTGCAGCAACAACTTTTTGCATTACAATATTAAGTTGTTTTAAAACAAACTCCATAATTTTATCATATATAACCTTCATGTACTTAGACATTTGCTGAGCAGCATCACGAATAAACTTTTGCAACTCATCTGCACCACTCGATACAGCATCAACATAACTCTGAATAGCATTGAGATATTTGTCAACCTTTGCAGTCATGTTTTCAATAATGGTTTGGATGGCTTTCATAGCAGACTGAACTGGATCATCTGGTTTTGCCATCACAGTCTTCATTTCCATTTCATCATCATTCTTGACATCCGAAGCATTGATTTGCTGGACATCGGGACTCTCATTATATGGAAGTGCGTTCGCGGGTGTTGCTGGAGAATTAGCAATATTTGATCTTCTCTTAATACCATTCTGAACTGCTTGTTTTATTTCACGATCAATGATTTCTGCAGTTTCTGACTCGGTATTATTGGCAAATTCGCCATTAACAATTCTTTGCTCTAACTCTGATTTCTTTGCTTCAATATCTGCTCGCTGCTCTGGAGTTGGATCATTAGGCAATCCATATTTATTAAGTTTTACTCCTCTTGGAGGAGGAGCAGCTTCTGGTTTTAAGTTTGGTCTAGAGATTGCCAGATCCTGATCTGGTGCTGTTTCTTTTTGACCATTGCCAGTAGTCTTTGGTTTCTGTCCCTCGGCATATCCACTAACAGCAAGACTTCCAGGTTGTTCATTGGTGACTCTATTGTCACCAGTGGTTGCTGCCATTACATTCTTGGCATTATTACCAAGAATACCCATAATAATAGGGACTTGCATTTGCTGCCCGTCCATAAAGAATCCAAACACCATGTTTCCTTGACGGAGGTTTGGTGTCTGACCACTACTGGAGAGGAATCCTCCTCCAGTTACTGGATACATTACCTGAGCCCAGGGCAATTTATCAGATGGAATTTTAGTTTCGCCCTGATCATGAATACCAAGTATTCTTACTTTATATCTTCTAGCCCAACCTTTATTTTCGTCTTTATTTTCAAAAGGAGCGCAAATAACATTCTCTCTCCAAGAGGAGTCATCGGCAATTTGACCGATCCACCAGTTAAAACTAGTGCCAAGAATTCCAGATTCTGCTAATCCCTTTTCTGACATATCAATCAGTCGTCGTATACTCTACATTCGTCTGCATCTGGTTCCATCTCACAATACAGTTCCAGTGCAGTTGGATCATGATGATCTCCTGCTTCGATTTCTTTTTTATGATTTTCTACATATACTTCTAGCTCATGCAACTCGCCTTCGATGTGACGACGCATTTGTGGATTTGTTGTAGGGTCTTGAAGGATTTCCTTATCCTTTTCAATATGCTTTTCGATACTTTCCATGTGTGGTTACCTTGAAGTGTGATTGCCAGTTCTTCCAAAAGAATCTCTAATTAAACTTAGTTTGGTTAAGGTTCTTTCAGGAGATACGTAGTGACATAGACTTGCTATAATATATAGTCCCCCACCATCATTGTCAACCTCGTCGTTTTTTGTGTCTTCACGTAATGACGGACCATCAAAAAATATTAAATCTCCTGCATGTAGAGAAAAGTTACCTGGGATAGTAACGCTAACTCTTGTTGCAAACATTTGATTATATCTCATTATGGACTGATTTTCAATCTCCTGAGTCGAATAATTCTCTGATTCAGAATCGTCAAGAGTTTTAGTTGTTCCACTATCCTTAACTGATATTGTTGTTCTTGCAGACTCCTCAAGAAAGTTTGGATTGAATTTAGGTAATGCTTCCGCTGCAGTTGTTAGTGGTTCAAACTGAGCAGCATTACCAATGGTTTCTAATGCTGAAATAATAACATGAGTGAAGTTGAAATTAGCGGGGTCAAATGTTATTTGTTTTGTTTTTTTAGATCCTTGCTCACTCTGTTTACTTGCATCAGCAATATCAGTTTCATAAGACATTGCCTTAACATCATAACCCTCTGGTATACCTTTAGTCCTGTCAGGAGAGTTATTGTAAATGATTGATAGTTTTCTTGGATTCTTTTCCTCATCAAAAAAACTATCAATTGATCTAAAAATCATCTTTTCAGATGTTCCAAAGAAAAAGTATCCTGCAGATTTTGTTCCACCACCACCTTGTGGTTTTGATTTCTTTGCCAAGGTGTTCAGTACATAATATGCTTTGAATCCATTACCATAAAAACTCAATGGATTTCCAACTTCTTCTATATCTAACTCTTTTACCGATGCTAATCCTGCAGGACTAGTTGCTGTAAATATTTTTTTAATTGTATCTGCAATATTACCTTCAAATAATTCTCTTATGGAAGAACTTCCATTATAATAATGCTCCTCAGTATCAAGTGTTAACATGACCGTGCTTTTTGTCGTGTCCTTTGTTAGTGTTGATGCTTTTGAGCATACCATTTCTATGCTTATCTCATTCTCGTAATTATCTGTCATTACTATAAGAGTTGGTTCACTACCGTGTAACGGCAAACCTTCTATGACTGATTTTTCATTAATAGAACTTCCACTGTCAGCAAATACATATGTTGCTTTAGGAGAGTCTTGCAAGATGCTCTCATAGTATCGCAACTCTATAATACCAGCACTTACATCAACTATGTCCTCTTCATTTACGAGGGATGCTATTCCAATTTTTTGTATGTTAGCTGGTCCTGATAATTGACCTTGGTTTTCTTCTGCCATTTTTACTCTCCTCTACCTCTATTTACCCGTGTTTATAGCGGAAAGAGAATTTTCTCGCTCTTGCACCACCGCGATGCATCTGTATACCACCATCAGTTGTGGCAGTATTGCTAGTTGGTTCATTGTTGATAGTCTCACCCGCACTACCTCCACCTACACCTGCCATTGCAGGTTGCTGTTGAGGTCTCTCATAATCAGTATATTCCATCAGAACAGCAACAGCATCTTCACCTGTTGCTTCATTGATCGCATCAAACAATCCAGGATACATTTTCTCAATTGGTTCATATGAATCAGCATCAATAACAAACTCTTTTCCTTTCTCACCGATCAATGCCATGTGAGGAATTGCAAGAGTTTCACCACCTTCTGCGTATGCAAGATCTCCATGACCTGTCATGGCAACATGTTTACCAGAAGAATCAAAGATGTTAGCACTCTTACCATAACCACCATAGAGAGCACCAACGTTAGTCTTACCACCAAAGTCTGGTAGTATAATTTCTGCTTTCTCCGTAGATGGATGATACAAATCTCTAATTCCAGTATCAGGAATATAGTAATCAAATGGTTTAAATCCTTCTGCTCTCATGAAAGTAGAGTGACTGTGTGCATCAATTGCACTAGTCAATAATGCCTTCTTCTCTTTTGGATCTAAGTCAGATTTATATGCTTTTAGTCTAGCATATCCCTGACCAGAGAAAACTATCTCTTTATTTTTTGCTGCATATGCATCTGCCATTTTATCCATTGCAGATATCATTCCACTCATTCCAAGACTACTATGGAATTTAGTATCAACGTGATATGCAGCTCCAGCACCAATTCTACTATATCCAGCAGGTCCAGTAATCATTCCCTTTGTGGATGTTCCAGCAGCAGTTTGTCCATCACCATCAGGTATGGCAGCACCACCTTCATCATTTCCTGTTAATTCTGGTTGCTTTTTATCGCCACCACCGAAGAGTCCACCAAACAAACCTCCTCCTCCTTCTTCCTTATCCTCCTCTACTGCCTTCGCTGATGAAGAATCAGTTGTACTAGATATATCACCAAAGAAAGATTGTCCCAATAATCCAATTACAGAGAATGGATTGATCAAATTCATCAGGTTGGGGAATTTGGTTACTTGATCTTTACCATCAACATATCCTCTATCCTTGAGGAAGTCCTTCATACCGAGGAACTCTACAATTTTAGTAGCAGCAGAACGTCTAAATCCCCCATCAGGAATTTCTATAGGATCTTTCTCAAAGAATCCATTGATGAAGTTCTTAAATCCATCACCAACAAACTTGACAATTAGTCCACCCACGTCAAGGGCAGTCTTGATTGCATTCATTAACTTATCGCCCGCTTCCTTAGTGCCACCACCAAGGATAAGAGAATACAGGAGATCACCAACAAAGGTTCCCATGACCTCACCCAACATTGTTCCAAGAATTGGGATGGGTATAAAGGTTCCAAGGAATCCACCGAGAGCAGCACCTAATCCTTTAAACAATGCCTGTCCAGGTGGTTCGCCCGCAAGCAGAGAGGATACAGCAACAACAATAGGACCAAGGATAGGAATCCTACTAAATCCCTTAGCAATGCCCTTCATCGCCATGATACCTTGCTTACCAAGAACCTTAGTAGCAAGTCTCTTAGGTATCTTCTTGAGTCCACCCTTGGCAATCTTACTGCCTTTATCAGTACCACCAAGAGAACCTGTTTGTGGTTTAGATACTATTTGTCCTTTCTTAAGTGCCTTATCAACTGCTGCCTTTGCTGCTCTAGGACTCTTTCCATTTTCAATAGCATTCTCATAGATACCTCTTGCAGCATGACCATGCTTCATCTGCATTGTCCTTGCAGCACCGCGAGGACCAGTTGGTTTCATCCCTGGTTTTCCTTTACCAAGAGGTTTTGTCTTTGGTTTAACTCCAGGTTTGTCTGGTTTTTTACCTGGTTTATCTGGTTTTTTACCAGGACCTTTTCCAGGCCCTTTTAATCCGCCAAGTGCAGCAAAAGCACTACCAACAATAACAAACGCATTAAAAAGATCTGTTAATCCACCAAGTAAACCTTCATATCTTTCCACTGCTTCATCACCACGATTCTCTTTTAACCATTCTTTAGCTTCTTTACTTTTTTTATTTGTATAGACTAAGAATCCACCAACAGCATCAAGAACGCCAATCAATGTATCAATTATACCTTCCGCAAAGTTAGCAATTCCAGTTAGTATGTTCCCACCAGGCACACCTTTTTGAGTTTGTATGAACCAAACAAGAAGACGACCGATAAGAATATTCTTAAGGAAATCAAAGATACCAGCAAACAATCCCTTACCAGGAACTTTGAGTTTACTAATCTTTTTATCCTTATCTTTCTTGTCTACCTTTTCTAATAATTTTTCTTTCTTATCTCTACCTTTATCTTCCTTCTCCTGTTTTTCATCCACATCTGCTTCTTTTTTTGCAGAAACCATTCCCTTAAGAACTTTATCAATATCAATAACTTTGTTTTTTATTTGTTCTAATAAAGTTGCACCAACTTTCTTACCAGTTTCTGCTATTGGTACAGGAGATGGACGAATAGGTGCTAATGCACTAGTAGATTCGACAAGAGGACTGGATGGTCTAACAACTAATGCACCCTCTTGTTCAGGACCCATCTCTGGTCCACCTTTTTTCTTTATGGCATCTGGTTTGACAGTCTTCTTTCTTCCTTTAATAAAATCTCTTGCTCCCGATGCTCCTCCTCTTGCGGCACCTCTAGCAGTAGCTCGCGCAAGTGCTCCTGCTCCTCTGGCACCCGCCCTACCAACAACCATGGCACCTCTACCAACAACCATGGCACCTCTACCTGCCACCACTGCACCTTTTACTAGTCCTGCTGCTAATCCTACTAATGGTGCTGGCATGTTACGATATCTCTATTCCTAAAACTTCAATCTTTTCATCAGAATGCATCGCCTCTGCATTGATTGATGGAATATTATTATCTGGTGACATTATCTGATTGCCTGGATTTTTTCCAGCATCAGCACTTGGTCCACCAGCAGACTTACCTTGTGACATTGTAGAAGAAGGTAATGGTGTAATACCAGATGCAGATTGCTTCTTACCATACAAATTCTTCAGATAATCTCCATATGATGTTTTAGGTCCTGAACTGGCAAAACCTGATCTAGACATATCACCACCAGCACCAGCACCAGTACCACTAGATTTACTACTTCCCCCACTACTACCACCAGAACCTGGAGAAGCAGTAATTCCACTAGCAGATGATTTTGTTCCATCTAATGTAACAGCAGGTCCACCACTACCAATAAACTTCTGATAGAAAGTTGGGATAGGACTTGGTGGTGGGTCTGTCTTACCAACCTGTTCTTTATAATGGTAGAAGTTTCCTCTATTTGAGAATTTAACATCACCGTCTCCCATATTCCCATATTGACTGGTGCCCTTAAAGTCAGTTCTACCTTTGAGCATCTTCATTGCTTCAACAATTTTTGCCTGTCCTTCAGGTGATGCAAGTTTCTGTGCAAGTGCTGGATCATCTTTCGCAAGTCCTTTATAAACTGCCTCAAATTGACCTGCTTGAGATCCAACTTCTTTCACTGTATTTGGCCATGCAGGGTCTGCAACCCTATTCAAGACTGCAGCAGCAACTCCATATTCATCATCAGTTCCTCTCTGTGCTTCACCACTAACAATATACGCTAGGTCTCTAAAATCTTGGCCAGTAAGTCCCTTAAGACTTCCTCCTCCACCAGACTTTTCTCCCTCTTTCTTTGGAGTGTCTTTTTTTGATGATGCAGACATGCTAGATGGTTTACCCATTCCATCAATATCAAATACATTACCAGTCATAAAGTCTAAGTAACCAGCATACATGCTGAGTAAATTTCTGCCCTTCTTCTTTGGTTTATCTGTTGTAGTAGAAGGAGCAGAGACAGCAGGTGTCGTTGGTGTTGCAGTCACAGATGATGCCTTACTTGCTAATTTATTTAATCCAAGTATATGACTTAATTCATGACTATGATCACCTTTAGGTCTATCTTTTGGTTCATCATTTTGTTTTAGTTCTGCATTAGGATTTTTTACTTCACCACCACCCGCTGCATATGTAACACCTCCAGATACCATAGGAATGTTAGTACCACCACCAGCAGCATTCATGGACTTCATGGTGTTCAATCCATACTGTTGAACTGCACCCTTACTCATAACAAACTCACCAGGAGTAAGCATTGCACGTACACTATCACTATTTCCTGATCCAGGAACTACACCACCTTTGTTAAACTTTTTACCGTATTGTGCAGTTTCTCCCGTCTTTAAGAACTCAATTTGATCATTAATTTCACCCTCAACGTTAAACAATCTATCTGTAATGGATAAATTTTTCTTTCTTTCTTCAAGTGCTTTGATTTTTTCTTCGTTAGTGCCAGGTGCTGCCTCAGTTTTTCTTTCCTGTTCATTAACAGTTTCAGGCATTATTTCTGGAATCACTGCACCTGCTGCGAATAGAGCAGTGCCAGCTAAGGCAGGTGCAAGCACTGGATTGGTTATAACAAATTTTGCAAATCCTCCTATTCCTTTAATAACCTGTCCAGCAATTCCTATTAATCTTGGTATAAATCCACCAACTAATCCAATTAGATTACCAATAAATCCACCAAGACCAGTAAAAAATAATAGACCAACAGCAAGTAATGCAGGCCAAGTTTTTTCAAAGAAACCAAGTATTGCATCTACCTTATCTCCGTTCTCAGATCCCCACTTGATTAGTTTGACAAGTAGTCTACCGATAAAAACTTTTACAAAAAATTCTAAGAGTCCATCTAAAAAATTCTTAACTGGTTTGACAATTTTATTTGCCGCTCCTAAAAACTTTTTGATTGGACTTTCTAATTTATCTTCCTTAGCATCTCTTTTTTTTCTCTCCTTTGACCTTCTATCCCTCTCTGCTTGTTTTGCAGAAAGTTTATTCTGCTTTTTAAGTGTACCAAGAATAGAATTGAGAGTCTTTAAAATATCCTTAAGGATATTATTCTCTTTAACCTTGACATCTTTATTATCTTCTTTTCCTTCCGATTTTTTAAATGACTCTGGTTTGATTTTTTGTCGTTTTACAATTGCAGAAGGACCTTTTCCAGGTAATGCTCTTTGTCCTGGAACTGATTGTGCTTGTGCTGCTGGTTCCTTCTTATTGAAGAAAGCATCTGGACTAACAGTTGTCTTCTTTGCTTTAAACTTAGGGTCTGCTGCTTTTCTTGATTTCCTTACCTTTATTACTTCCTCTTGCAAGATTCTAGATCTTTCATCTCCAGAACCTTTGGTTTGAAATTGTATTGTTGCAATCGCTTCTTTTAAGGCACTAAGATAATCCTCTTCCTCCGACAAATTGTCGAGGTCAATACCCATCTCAAGAAGGATATCAATAGGATCGGAAATCTTAGCCGCCATTCTTTGCTTGTTCTTGCTTTAAGTTTTCTTCTTCAATGTGCGCTCTTAAGAGTGTAACATAGATATCGCGTTCCCAAGGGATCAAGTTTTCTATCTCGGTTAGTGAATATTTATGGTACTGAATCAAGGCAAAGTTCAACTTAAAATAGTTCTCTAGATCCATATGGATCATGCCTAAGCGAAAAAACTTGAGAGTCCCTCCAAAACGATTTCGTTTTCTTTTTTGGTATTAGGATTTTTAAATTTCACTGTATGCGAAAGTTTAGGCATTGTCTCAAAGAAAAATTCAATCTGTTTGAATTGATTAGAATTCATCTGCTCAAGAAATTCCTTCACTTCTTTCTTTGTAAAGTCATCTGCTGCCCAAACTTCTTCTTCACTATAAATTTTATCAATGCAAGAGGCAACCAAATCAAATGACTGTTCCATCTGATTTTTTTCAGATAAATCAAAGTTACTAGAAATAAATTGTTCCAATGAAGGATACTTCATTTCCATCATCAAACTATCATCAAGTTTAATTTGTCTGGTATGATCGTCGTTCTTTTTGACTTTAATTTCATCCAAACCAATAGTTAGTTTGACTTCAGTTTCTCCATCATCAGGAGCAATAACAGAAACTTCTACTTCTTCACCAACAGATTTTCCACGAATATTAAGGAAGAGATATTCAATATCAAAGGTAGGCAAAGATTCAACTTTAATACCTTTTGTTTGAATACAACCTTTGATGACAGATTTAATAGCAGTCGTAATCTGTTTCATATCCTCACTCTCAAGAGCGAGAACTAAAAGTTTTTCTTCTTTGACTAGGAAAGGTCTATACTGAATTGGTTTTCCTGTCGATGGCAACTCAAGTTCATAAGTTGGCGTAGCAATCTTTGGTAAAGGCATAATGACCTATAGATGTATTTCAGTGTGATTATTTATTGAGGTTTTTCTAAGTTCCTAGTTGATTTAGTAATGATTGGGAAACTTGATCTCCAGGTCCTCCTTGTAGAACTTGATCTATTGTTGTAAGTGGTGCTTTAGTCGCAGAATCAGAAAGACCCTCTCCTTCAGGTCCAGTGTTCTGGATAACTTCAGAAGAATTCTTTAGAGGTTCGGGTAAATTTGAACTTGGTTGTGTATCAGGTCTTTGAGGATTAGTAGATACAGTTGGTTGATCATTTGCTGCACCAGCTGTATCACCGATAAAGTATCTGATATATGACATAGACACATTGCACTTCAAGAGATTAGAGGAATCATATGATACAGGCATTGAATTAATTGCAATTGGAAATGCTTTAACAAATGTATATGTTAGAGATGTTTTATGGTCTCTTTCAAATTTTATTACTTGTACTCCATCAACTCTATATCCATTATTTCCATCAGGATATCTCATTCTATAGTGATAATTTGGAGAAGTTTTATCTATACGTGCTTGAGTTCGTGCTTGAGTTCCACGTTGTGTATCTGCTAAATTATCTTCATAAGTTACATATCGCATCCACTTCTCAAAGAACCTGATAGGAAAATACTTATTAGCATCTACGTAAAAAGTAAAATTAATTCTATCATCAAACATTCTTCTATGAGCAAGT